TGCTGTGCGGTTTAAATAGTTCGCACGAACTTTAGTTTGATAACTCATAACTATATTTGGTTTTTATTTACTATGTTCTGCTAATACTGTTTCAACATGAGCCTTAGCTACTTCCCATGTTACTGGTCCTGTTTCGTCAGCATATGCTACAGGATCAGGACGTCCTAATTTGATAAATGCTTCAATACGCTCTACTGATGCTGCTGATTTATAATCAGAATACCAAGTATCTACTAGTGTTGTTTGTTTATCACCGTAAGCATTTCCTTCATCATCAGTTTTAAACCATTTGTGTTCTGTAGTGATAACAATTGGTTTGTAAGATGTATTTGTACGCTTATATACTTCATCAAAATCGAGACCCAAGATATCACAAGATTTTTGCCCATCCTCTAAGATGTCAAATTTATTTACCTCAAGGTAAGGAGTAGTAACAGTTACTAATTCTGAATCCCAGTTACCAATTTTAAATGCTTCAAAATCAGCGTCACGGAACTCTTGACGACAGTCAGGATAAATAGCATGGTCACCTGCGTGAATACCCATTGCAATTTCAACTTCATTTTTATCGCCTGTAGTAGCGATTGATAATGCTACTGCCTGAATCAATGAAGCGAAAATTTTGTTACGATTAGGTACAACTGTTTCTTTCATGTTGTCTTGCTCATAATGTCCTTCTGGAACATCAGCACCACCAGTTACTAAAGCTGAGTTTAATAATTGAGATAATCCATCTAATTTGATAATTTGATGTGTTACTGGTTGATTGTTTTCTTTTAGATAATGTACTAATGATTTAGCACGCTCTAATTCTATTTTGTGTTTTTGACCGTAATCAAAACCTAATGCTGTTACTTCATAGCCTTTAGCTAATAGGTGTAACAATAATGAACTGCTGTCCATTCCACCTGACAGTGATAATACTGCTTTTTTCATGTTTGTTTAATTAAAATATATTAGGCGGTATTTTTACGTTTAGCCTATCTAATAAACGATTTAAACTTGTTGAGATTGAAGATAATATCCTCTAATTTGTCATCCAAATTTTTCTCAAAATAATATTCTAATTTTTCTTTTGGTTTCCATAATATACCGCTGTCTGTATATCTTTGTCCTTCAGCTCCAACTAAAATTGGATTAGACGTATCTACTGATTTAACGAATCCCCAATCTTTGTATGACATGAATTCTTGTGGTAATGAACATCCTAATAAATGATGGTATATATCTCTTCTAATAGAACCATTAGCCACTAATCGTCTAATAAATTCCATTCTACCATACATTTGTGCTTTTAAATCTGGCATTGATCCGTCATATTCTTTTCTATATGCAATGCTGGAATGGTTGAATGCAATATGAGTATATCCTAAATCAACTAATGTTTGGTATGTAGTAGCCAATTCAGTCATATCCTGTCCTTGACATACAGCCATTAAGTTAGTTCGTTTAGGTAATCCTTCTTTGTAATTGATCATCCAACTTTTAGCATTTACTAAGGTTGCATTAGCATCGTTCCAAGCATCAGGAACAATAAACACATCTGGTTCAATTAACTCAATTTTACTAATCAGATCCTCTGTTGTGTGAGTTACGCCTTCAAATAATCCATTATCCATGATAATGAAACGGCCTTGTGATCTAGAATATTCAAAGAATTCTTTATATTCTGGGTATTGATCAATTAAATGTGGAAGACAATAATCATAGTCATTCCATTTATATGCAAACTTCATTAAGCTTAAAGGTAGTTCATGGCTAATTTTCATAGCGTTTTAATTTTTTGTATAGTTTATCTAATTGGGTTTGTACATACCATTTTCCTAACCAATTAACTGCAGGATATTTCTCCCAATATTCAATTTGATCAAGAATTTCTTGTTTTTTATTTTGCTTTGCGGTCATCATATTCGAATACTCCTTTATCTTGAGCGTATTGATTTACTTCAGCATATCTTTTTCCCATCCAAGCTGCTGCTTCAGCATCTGAAATTGATTCTTTAGAACATATAGTAGAGCAATTTGGTGTTTCATAAATTGTTACATTATGGATTCTTAAGTTTGGATAAACAGAAGGATTAAACAATACCATCATAGCTAAGAATACTTCTTTAGCGATATTTTCTACTGATGGATTGCAATATTCATCTCCATTTAGAGACATTAACCATAATTTACTACCATATTCTTTAGTAGTTTCAATTAATTTAGTGTCTTGTGGGTTTAAAATCATACCGTGATCTAAAATGTCATCAATCCACTGACATCCAACACGTTTAATTTCTTTAAAATCAATCGCATAACCGATTTCTTCCATTTCGTTAAATTCAAAATTTAATTCATACAAGTAAGTATGACCATGAATGTTAAAACATTTCATTCGCTCATTCATTACTCTATGTCCTGAATCAAATGATCCTTTACGGGTAATGTACTGTTTCTTCATTTTAGTTTTGTTTTATGTTTACTGTTGGCTTGAACAATATCGAAGCCAATAAATTAATTCCACATGCTTTCCAAAAAGTGATGTATGGTAACCCAAATATACTTGGCATTAACCAATTCCATAACAACATTGTTGGATATCCAAACAATATAACTGCTAATATTAAGATGCCTATAACACCTAATATAACTTCTAAACTACTTTTCATTTTGTATTTTTTCTAATTGTATTTTACTTTCGTTTTCCATTTTATCTATTTCGCCTTGAGCTAAATTAAATACTTCTTGTAAATGAGAAGTGAGTTTTTCCAACTGTTCTTCAGTGATATCTCCTACATTGCCCTTAAGAGATTGTTCTAGTTGTTCTAGATCTTTTATTGTTTGTTCTAAATTCATGGTTTAAATTTAAGAAGTTTTTCTGACACAACCAATTTTCCTTTAGTATGTTTTGGATCGTAAGGACAATGTCTACATCCGTTACCACAACATGATCCACGTTTAATGTGGAAGAGCGCAGTGAATATCACGCGCTCTCCCTCTATATAATAATCAACATTATTCTTTAAATCTTTACTCATTTGTTGTTTTTTATACTGTAGTACATTCCATTTATAATGTTTTGTACTAAATTATCATGTGCCATTATACTATTTCACAAGCACCTCCAGCACATGCCGCTTGATCCATCAATGCTGTATCATCACTAAATTCAACAATTTGAGATAAATCAATATTGTGTAAGTGAGTAGCCATTTCATTGAACTGTTCTTCAGTAATATCTTCAAATGGAGCTTGAGTATATGAACCTCCAAAATAAGGTAATACTGATAAGCCATTGAATGTATTTCTGTTTTCCCACATCCATTGTCCTACTTGTTCCCATTCATTTTCTTGAATTGATACTGTAGCTGATACGTTGTTTGTGTTAGCACCTTTTCTATGACCCTTTTTAACCCATTGTACATTAAAACGCTTAACACGCTCTAACATATCAATTACATTTTCAGTTCTTAAAATAGAACCTGCTGGTGCTTTCTGTGGAACAGAAATTACAGCTTGAATTGTTGGTTTGAAGAAATCATCTTCCACTAATTCTGGATGGTTGATTGCTAAGTATGAATATATGGCTTCATTCTTGCCTACACGAATTCTTCTAATGTAGTAGTCGTTATGCCAAGCATGAATACCAGATGATGTACCTAATACTAATGAACTAGTTCCGCTTGGTTTAACTGTAGTTACACGAGCTGCTTTATTGATGCCAATAATTTCAGCAACACGAGCGTTTTCTTCTTTAGCTAAATCAGCTGCTTTCTTTAAATCATAAGCTAAAATAGCTCCTGAACCAATACCTGTCATACCAACACCTAATAAAGCATCTTTTTCAGTTGTTTTCTTCCAAATATCTCTTAAGTAGTGGAAATCAGTGTATGCTGCTTGTAATGTACCGATGAATGCACCTACACGTACTCTTTCGTTTAAATCTTCTTGTGACTCAACGTTTGATACGTTTACTTCACATAAGTTACAGAATTGATAAGAACGTAAAGCAATTTCACAACATGGGTTAGTACCCCAATCTTTATCGTTGCTGAAGTAGATACCTGGTTCACCAGATCCACTTAATTCAATTTTTTTCCATAACTTGAAGAATTCTTCTTCATCAATTTTATGACGCATTACAACAGCACTGTTGTTTGCTCTACCACGTTGTGGGTTTTCTTCCCACCAGTTACCAAACTTACATGTTAACATATCTTCATCATCCAAATTGAATAATGAAATTAATGCTGCACGTCTGATACCACCACTCAATACTGCATCAGCAATATGACAAGCCATATCATGAGCTTCAACTGATGAAATTCTATCACCGTTTTGTTTGCGCTCGAATATTTTACCTAAGTTAAATAAACATTCTTTTAATGGTTCAGGACCAGGTGCTTTACCACCTACAGTGATCAATTGAGCACCTTTTGGTCTGATATCTCTAAAATCAAATAAAGGCAACGGAGCACCTGTAAAATACGCTTTACAAAGCATTCTAACAGCATCCGCCCATCCTTCAATACTGTCGCCTATTAAGTATCTTTTGTGTTTAGTTGGTACCTTAATCTCAGGTAATTGTTCAATGTGATGTAATTGTACTGAGTATCCTACTCCACAGCCACTCAACAATAAGAACATTATTTCGCTGAATGATCTCCAGTCATCAAGAGGAAGAAAAGAACAATTAAATATACGAGCATTATTAAGCTCAATGGGTTTTCCTGCGAACTGTAATGAACGCATCGATGGTAATACTTTTTTATCGTAGACCAACTTATAAGCTTCTTCAATTTCATCATGTAGTTTTGGAAATTTTGCTTGATGCATTTCTTTGTTTCTCGTAACTAGCTCTTGCCATGTTTCTCTTCTGTTCAAAGCGGGAACGAACTTAGCGTACTTCATGTACGTAGTGATCTCGCTAAGGATCTCTTGCGTTACATCCATTGTAATCTGTTTTTTATTTAAGTGAATTAATAGTATCTACATATGTAGATTTTGGTTGGATTCCTACAAAACGTTGTTTTGCTAATCCGTCTTTTTCAAATATAACCGTAGGAATACTAGTTACAAAATTTGTTTGTGCCGATTCTTTATTTGCATCAACATCTATTGTTTCAAAAACAACATCAGGAAATGATGATTGTAGTTGTGTAAATAGCGGGGCTAACTGCTTGCAGGGTTGACACCATGTGCTTGTAAATCTTTTTACTTTTAGCATTTTATATTTTATTATTTAAATTTCCAAATAAATCCATAAGCTGTTTTTTGATTTCCTCTACAAACAGCTCCTATACCATCACTTTTAGGCTTATTAAAAGAAGATTGAGCTTCAAATTGTGACTCCCATTCTTTAATAAAATTACCCTTCAAATCATACTGTAATACTGGTTTGATTTGCCAAGTGTTTTTTCTTCCTATTAAATGACTTCTGTTAGCTTTGATTTTATCCTTATGCTCTTTAGTAAATAATCTTCCTTTATGAGCTTTAGACATACCTTTAGTTTTAACGCTAATTTTTTTATTTCTTTCTTTACTAAAAGTAACAGTAGTTAAACCGCCACCTCCATTATTTTGATTTGTTAATTTGAATCCCCAAGATCTAAATAAACTAATATAGTAGGCTTCCCAAAACCTCCATTCACACACATCAACTTCTTCTAATATTTCTATTACAGTATCAGAACCATATGTTCGTTTATGGTTATGTTTTCTACTATTAACATTATTAGTTTTACCTACATAAAATGGTATTCCATCTTTCTTACACAAATAATATATTATTGTTTTCATCGACAATAAATATATAAAAATCCAAGGGGCACACCAAACCTATTTTTTAATTTTTACGTATTGTGATTTTACGTACATTCTTCCTTTATCTGTTTTTAAAATTACTTGGTCATCAGTATCGGAATATCCGGCATATTTAGCAATTCCAAATCTAGGTCTATCGATTACTTCTTTATCAATTTCCACATAGTCACCCACTTTTACTTTATCTTTATCAAAAGGTATTAAATTTTCACTAACAATACCAGCTAGTTCTTGTAATCTTTTAGTATCCATAAATTATTTGATTTGTAGTTATAAATATAGTATATACTATTGGCCTCTATTAAGTTCAAAAAACTTCTGTTGAAGGATATCTCTATCATCTGTGTTTACGTTGCTATACGCATTTACAGGCTTAATTTCTCCTTCATCATCATCATCTAATGGCGTTTCGTATATATCTATTTTTCCGTTTGACGTATCTATTTTGGAACCGAATGTTAATCCGTCTGCTCCGTATCTATTTTTCATAAAGTGCCAACGACCAGTTCCATTCACTTTATCTTTCCTTCCTCTAGCTAAGGATATAATTATATCCCCAATCATAATCTTTTCATAAGAACCTGCTGCATTATCTCCTTCAATAATACTGCTTTTAGCAGCACCTCTATTTGCTTGTGAAGGTGAGATAATAGGTACTCCTAATTCTCTAGCTAATGCTTTAGCTCCTACATAAACATCATCAATTTCATCTTTACGCTCTCCATTTTTATTACGAGATGAACTCTTAACATAATCTAGATAGTCAATAATGATTAAATCTGGTTTAAAGTCATGTTGCATTTCTAACTGTTGAATATGAGCCTGGATTGTGTCAAATGATGCTCTTTTGGGTGGGTATTCTTTAATAACAACTTTACCTTTTATTTTACCAATAGTTTCTTCAACCTTAGCTCTATGTTGTTCTAATTGATCAACAGGTATTCCTGTAAATACAGCATCGTATCTTTTACCTACATAGCCTTCAGCTAATTCAAGTGAATAGTGTAATACATTAAAACCCATTGCAGCTGCATAAGCACCCATATCAATTACAGCCCATGATTTACCACCTCCAGGATTACCAAATACTAATACTAAATCACCTTTACCCATACCACCTTGTGTTAATGAGTTAAATACAGGCCAAGGGAATGGAATTGCATTTCTATCATCCATTCTATATCTTGATTCAATATCTTTATCGTATTCGTGTCCTATATTTTTATCTTCACCAGCTTTAAGAGCATTATTCATCAACATCTTGATACTATCATAGTCACCCATTCCTAGTAAATCAACTGATGTCATGATTGCTTTTTTTACCTGTTGGTTTTTACAAAACGAGGTAAATTCATTTTCAATCCACTCTAAATCTTTTGCTTGTGATTC